TGCCTCAACTATGCGGTGGAACAAAAAATGCCGTTCGGTGTGTGGGGTGGCTTGTCGGAGCGGGAACGCCGCCATTTGAGGCGGACGGCATGACGATGCCGTGGATTGTCGACACTGACGACATCCGCGTGCAGGCCGCGTTGGGCTGGACCTGCGATGTGTGCAACGCCCGGATCAAACATTTGTGCAGCAACACGATCACACCGAAGACACCGTTACCGGGTCGGCTGGTGCATTTTGCACGGCTCGTTGACAGGAGGGCAGAGAAATGAATTGTTTTATGGCGTCGTTGCTGGTTGCGGTGGCCGCCGGCATGGTCATTCACGGCTGGTGGGGACGATGACCGAACCGAAAACTTTTGCTGAACGCCTCGACGCCGCCGAGAATGGTGAATCTTTCGGCGCGGTTATCTCCGACATGTTGGCGGCTTTAGCGGACGCTAAAGACCACATCAACAATGCCGTCGCGGCTTTAACAGCACTTGAAGTCGATGTTGAGGACGCCGATCAGTGAACCGGTGGTCGGTGAAGTTCCGGCATGGTGAATGGCGGGTGTATGACGGCGATGCATGGGCCGACCGGTACCCCACATTGGCCCAGGCCCACACGTATGCCACCCAGCAAGCTATCTGCACTGAAGTGTGCTCCTTAGGCGGGCTCACCCGCTGGAAGGCATGGCGAGACATCGTGTTCGGCCCATACGAGTGGGTGTGGGATGACGCATGAACCGCTGGTCACTCTCGAGGTTCGCCTATCCCGGGTCATTGATGAAGACGGTCGGATGGCCGTAAAAATTCAATTTCCGCAATCGTTCAACGCCGTCGAAGTGTTAGGGCTGCTTGAGGCCGCTAAATGGCATATTTACAAGGGGATGCGCGATGAGTGACGGCAACATTCAGGCCGCCCGCACCAAACTGACCAGGGCTGTCGACCGGCTATGTAAACCCCGGATGGCCGTCTATCACGACCGAACCCACTACGCCATGTCGTTGTATTGCCAGCTTAAGTCTGATTTGGCCGGCACCCAGGGCGACACCAGAACCCCGGCCAAGAGCTTGCCACCGTTGTGGATTGATGCCGTTCAACTGTTGGGCGACATGGATATCGAAACCCGCGGCTGGTATCCCAAGGAACGTGGCGTTCCAGCCCGCTTGGGTGCCTTGTCTGCGACGTCGTGGCGCCCACAGGACACCGACAAAGTCACCACCATTGCCACCACCGTCGACGGATGGTGCGAAACCATCCTGCACCTGCTAGACCCCGAATCGGTGAAACACATCAGCGCGGCCTGCCCGAGCTGCGGCCGCAACTTCGTGTACCGCAAAGACTCAGCCGGCGAAACCGTCCGCCAACCCGCCCTCAAAGTCGTCACCGAAACCGGCTGCACCTGCCAAGCCTGCCAAGCCCACTGGACTCCCGACCGCTACATGTTCCTCTGCCGACTCCTCGGCTTCGCCCTGCCCGAAGGTGTCCTTGAGTGACAAAGTTTCAACACGGCCAAGACATCATCGTCGATTTCAAGGGTGTCGACGTGCCCGGGGAAGTGATTCACGAATCCCACGGCTGGGTCATGGCCCTGGTCAACATCGACCCAGAAACCGACTGGGGCTCCCAAGGCCCACAACTCGATCCGCAGTCAACGATTTGCGTACCACTAAGCCGTGTCAGACACGCCGAATAACATCGCTAATGACAGCGATGTAATTCGTGTGCTACATTTAACACGCGCTACAAGTGCGCCTACACCCCGGTACCACCACCCTTTGGTGCCGGGGTTTCGTCTTTCCAGGGCATCCATGACCAGCGTCGACTTGAACATTCCCGAAAATCGCGTGACGTTGGCTCTGGCTTATGCCCGCAAGTACCGGCACCACGCGAATTGTTGTTGCCGTCGCTTTGAGGGCTACTGCTCAGCCAACGACGCCCTGTGGTCTAGGGCTGTCGACAGAGAATTGGATGCCATCAGAAAGGTGTCGCCGTGATCCTTCAAGGCGTCACGCTCGTTGTTTGCGGTTTCACCCTGTGGGTGGCCGGTTTCCTCACTCTTACTATCGGAAGGCTCATCGTGTCCACCCAAGAATCCATTGACGCCATCGTCGTTCAGCTCGGCAAAGCCAAAGACGAAGTCGTGGCGAAGATCGCTGACGTGCAGGCCCAACTCGATGCCGCCGCCGTGCCGGCCGAAGTCGTCGACTTGTCGGCTCTGTCCGCCGCCGCCCAGGCCCTCGACGACGTCGTCCCGGACGCGCCCGCGGTTTCCTGACCTTAAAGCCACTCGCAGCCCGTCCCCATGCGTATCGCTTTTCTCGGCAACTTTCAGGTTCCGTACAGTTCCGAAAACCATCACGCCTCATCGCTGGAAACCCTCGGGCATGAGGTGGTGCGATTACAGGAACCGTCGACACCAGCCGACATCGTCACCGCTGAAGCTCTTGCGTGTGACCTTTTTGTGTGGGTTCATACCCACGGCTGGGACACCCCGGGCATCGAGGACACGTTACGGCGGCTCCGCAAAGCCAACATCCCCTCGGTGACATATCACCTAGACCTGTGGTTGGGGTTGGAACGTCAACGCGATATGCGGTCAAGTTCATACTGGGACATCGACCACTTCTTTACCGTCGACAAGAAGATGGCCGACTGGCTGAACGACCACACAAACGTCCAAGGCCATTATCTGCCGGCGGGTGTGTTCGACAAGGAGTGCTACATCAGCACCGAGCCGTCACCGCACGCCAACGACGTCATCTTCGTCGGGTCGAAGCGATATCACCCGGAATGGTTGTGGCGCCCACAGTTGATTGACTGGCTCCGCGACACCTACGGCCCACGGTTCACCCACATCGGTGGCGACGGCGACACCGGAACACTGCGGGGCGACGACTTAAACAGGGCATACGCAGGGTCCAAGGTGGCGGTAGGAGACACCTTGTGCCTCGGCTTTGACTATCCCTGGTATGCCTCGGACCGACTCTTTGAGGCACCAGGCCGCGGCGGTTTCCAAATTTTCCCGCGCATCAAAGGCATCCCCGAGCTGTTCGACGGCACCATGCCGTTCTTCGACTTCGGCGACTTCAACGGCCTCAAAGATTTGATCGACTACTACCTGGAACACGACGAGGGCCGCGAAACGCTACGCACCATGTGTCATGCCCACGTCAAAGGCCACCACACGTACGTTCACAGGTGGCAGACCATCCTGGACACGATATGGCCCTGATCCCGTTGGATGCCGTGCAGTGGAAACCGGTCCGGTTCCTGGAGAAGCCGGACGAAACGTTCGAATACGAATTCGAGCTCCCGGCCCCGCTGTGCGACTGGGATGTGTTCGCCTGCTGGGAACGCGAACGATTCCATTCGATGCGCGACAACCTCACCTACGGCGACATCCTGTTCGATGTGGGGACTGAGCAGGGCTGGTGCAACCTGATTTATGCCGACATGGTTGGCCCCACAAACATGGTGTTGATTGAGCCGACGCAAGAGTTTTGGCCGAACATCAAAGCCATTTGGGAACGTAACTACCACTATCCGCCGATGGCCTGCTATCCCGGCCTACTGTCGGACAACACCACGCGCAAGATCCGCACGTTCACGCCCTGGCCGGCCGCCGCCGACGGCGACCTTATCGACCGCAACAAATACCAGTACATCCACAACCACACCAAAGGCATCCCGCAATTAACGTTGGACGACCTGGTGGCCCGCTCCACCATCATTCCCAACGCAATCACCATCGACGTTGAAGGCGCCGAACTCAAAGTGCTGCACGGTGCCACAGACACCCTGATGGAACACCGGCCTCTGGTGTGGGCTTCGCTTCACGATGACCTGCTGGAACGTGACTACAACGCCACCATCGAAGACGTTCATACGTTCATGGAATCAATGGGCTACACCCCAACCTTCCTGGCCAAAGACCACGAACAACACTGGTTTTATCAGCCATGATCCACGTCGGTCGTTTAGCACCTAAACAGCAGTGGGACCAAAATATGTTGGACCTTCTGTTCCTCAACGACCTTTACGACACTGGCCTGGAATTCAAGCGCCGCGAAGGCTACCCCAACGCTGACGGCGCAATCCTGATCATCCCTGGCCGCTACTGGTATCAGAAGACCAACGAAATCTCTGAGGCCATCTCCCAATACGAGTGGGTGTTGGCGATGCGCGTCGGCGACGAGGAAGACCTGTTCCAACCAGATCGGGTGTACCACCCCAACATCAAATGGTGGGTGCAATCCCCGAAACCGGGCTCTGATTACGGCGATGCCCGCCTGTTCGGGATTGGTTTCCCACCGCACTTCAACGTGTTGTGGCCGGAAGAGCGCGGCACCGCGGTGTTCCTGTCGGCGCAAAACACGCACAATGTCCGCAATGAATGTTTCGCCGCCCTCAACAACGTGACGGTGCCGAAGCTGGTGACCGAAACCGCAGGGTTCACCCAAGGCATGGACAAGAAACGGTACGTCGGGTGTATGCAGGCCGCGAAAATTGCGCCGGCACCGTCCGGTCCGGTCACTGCTGACACATTCCGGCTGTATGAAGCGTTAGAAGCGCACACGGTGCCGATAGCGGACACGAAACCGTTTTGGGACAACCTGTACCCGGACGCCCCGTTTCCCATTGTCGACAACTACGACCAGCTACCGGGTTACATCAACGACCAGCTCGACGAGTGGCCGGCGAACTCCAACCGCATCACCGTGTGGTGGATGCACCAAAAACGCAACCTGACCCGCTGGCTGAAAGCGGATCTCGACGACCTGGGCGCCACATGATCACGATTGTGATGCCGGTGTCACCCATCAAATCGCATCCCGACACCGCAATACTTGCCGAAACCATCGGGTCGGTGAGGAAACTGTTTCCGACATCGGAAATCTTCCTTACTTTTGATGGGGTTCGGTCCGAGCAGGAACACCGCCGGGCCGACTACAACGACTTCATCCACCGGGCGTTGTGGCTGGCCGACCACAGTTGGGGCAACATCGTCCCATTCCTGTTCGAGAGCCACGAACATCAGTCCGGGCTGATGCGCCACATCATCGACAAGATTGATACAACCCTGCTGTTATACGTGGAGCAAGACACACCCCTCGTCGTTGATGAGCCCACCGACTTCGACAAAATTGAGCAGTTCATTGTCGACGGAAATTCCAACGTGGTGCGCCTGTACCACGAAGGGGCCATGCCAGCCGAGCACACTCATTTGATGCACGGCCGCACCGACGTGTTCATTGAAACGTCGCAGTGGTCCCAACGCCCGCACATCGCCTCCACCGCCTACTACCGGCGCATCCTCAACTCACACTTCACCGCCGACACGAAATGCTTCATCGAGGACCGCATGTACGGAATCCTCGAGGAAGCCGAACGCATCGACGGCTACCAAGGCTGGGTTCAGCACCGCGTCCACATCTACGACCCCGGCAACGGCAACATGAAACGGTCGTATCACACCGATGGCCGCGCCGGTGAAGCCAAGTTCGACGACACCCAGGTGTATTGATGCGCCTCGGACTGATTGCCCGAGCAGACAACCGCGGCCTGGGCCAACAAACGTGGGCTGTGCAACGCAACCTACAGCCAGCCAAAACGATGGTCGTCGACTGCCCGTCAATGCAGCCCCTACAACTGCACTTAGATCGTTTCCCAGGCGCCCACATCGTTCGCGGCCTGCCATCCGAGATGGACTACGCCCAATTCCTGGACGGCCTGGACGTCGTCTACACCGCAGAAACCGGATATGGCGACCTGTGGACGGTAGCCAACCGCATGGGTGTTCGTACTGTGCTACACGCCAACTACGAATTCTTGGACCCACGCGACCAACCATCTATGTGGGCCGCACCAAGCCTGTGGAACTTCGACCGCTTCCCGGCCGGCGCCACACACCTACCCGTTCCGATAGAAACGGACCGCTTCCCGGTCACCGACAAACCGTTGACAGCAACACGGTTCCTGCACGTCGTCGGAAGACCCGCCGTCTACGACCGCAACGGCACCCTCGACCTGTTACAGGCATTGCAGCATGTGACCGCCCACATCACCGTCACCATCACCTGCCAACACCCCACATACGTCACCGGTCTTATCTACGACCACCAGATCCGCACACCAGACAACGTGACGCTCATCCTGGATTCGGTAGACCACGACAACTATTGGACGGTCTACGACAATCAGCACGCCATGATCCTGCCGCGGCGCTTCGGCGGCCTGTGCCTACCGGCCAACGAAGCCATCGGCGCTGGAATCCCGGTCATCATGCCCGACATCGACCCCAACAACACATGGCTACCCGCCGAATGGTTGACACCAGGCATGGTGTCCGGGGATTTCCGGGCCAAGCAACACATCTTCGTGCACCGCACCGAACCCGACGCCCTAGCCGCCAAGATCGACCAGCTCGCCCTTGACAACGACTTCTACGTTCGGGCCTTGGCCAAAGCCCACCTTCTACGCGAACAGTTGTCGTGGGAAAGCCTGACACCCCGATACCGTGAAGTCCTCGGATGATCGGAATAGTCGCTCACACAGCCCGACTTGAGCAGGCCAGCGGACTTGCCGATCATGTTGAAGCCACCTACCTATCCGTTGATGACGGCACACTCGGTTGCAACGCCAACCACAAAAAAGTGTGGAAACACCTTGCCGAACAGTCCACAGAATGGTCCATCGTCCTCGAAGACGACGCGATCCCCGTAGACAAATTCCTAGACCAGGCAACGCAAGCACTCGCTACCACACCCGCACCAATCGTGTCCTTCTACCTGGGAAAACACCATCTCCCACAACTTGACATCGAGCGAGACAAACAACAAGCCATCGCCCGAGCGGACGCCGCCGACGCACACTGGATCATTAGCCGCCAACTACTCCACGCCGTCGCCGTGGCTGTACGCACCGACCACACCCAATCCATGCTTGACCACCTCAACCAGCTACCCGACTTCTTCCCCATCGACGAAGCCATTTCCCACTGGGCAACCAACAACTTCATTGACGTCGCCTACACATGGCCATCACTCATCGACCACGCAGACCTACCCACCCTGTTCCGACACCACGACAAACTCCCTCGGCCACCAGGCCGCATCGCCTACCGAACAGGAACACGCGACATTTGGACAGACAAGGCGGTGACACTATGAGCCGAACAAAAGACCGCGCCTACCTACGCAACCGCAAGAAGATCCGCAACGAAGACACCTGCTGGCTTTGCGGACAGTGGATAGACGAACAGTTCAAATCACCCCATCCCATGTCATGGTCAGCAGACCACGTCATCGCAGTGACACGCGGAGGCGACAACCGCAACGGCGAGCTCAAGCCAGCGCACCGCATCTGCAACCAGAAGCGATACAACAAGCAGCCGGCCACGCACACTCATGGCAGACAGTGGTGATTCTTCCTGGCGTCGCGGACTGGGTGCAGCGCGCATCCAGGCGGCAATGAAGGCCATAGAGGACGCTGGACCGGGCTGGGGGCCAACCCCTGAGCCCACAGGCACGCCGCAGCTCAGGGCTGCGGCGAATATCCCCCCGACCACCGAAAACCCGGAGAGCTGATGAGAAAAATCGCTGTAATGCTGATGGTGTCGGCGTCAATTCTGGCGGGTTGCAAGACCGGTCAGGATTTGGTGTTGCCCAATCAGTCCTTGCCGGCTGTTGGGTGCAGTGACTGTCGCTGACGCGTTCTCCTCGGGGAATCGGGTGGCGTCGTTGACGGCGTTACGTGACTATTTGGCCGGCTTGGTCGACGACTTTGATGGGGCGCCGAAAGATATTGCCCCGATCACGAAGCAGCTCGCTGATGTCGTTCGTGAGCTGGACGTCTTGGCCCCGGTTCAGCAGCGGAAAGGGACTGCGTTAGATGAACTTGCCGCTCGGCGTGCAGACGCCGCGGGTTCACGTCGCGCCTAAAGGCCGCTTCCGTGGGGACGGCGAAGACGCCGCCTTTCTTTCGTCTTCTTACGGGTTGGCCCCGGATCTGTGGCAAGCCCAAGTCCTCGAGGATTGGATGGCCCGCGTTGGCCGCCAAGGAAAATGGTCGTCGCTTTCCTGCGGGCTGGCCGTTCCACGGCAGAACGGAAAAAACGCCATCCTCGAGATGCGCGAGCTGTTCGGTATGATTCAGTTGGGCGAAAAGTTTTTGCACACCGCCCACGAAGTGAAAACGGCCCGCAAAGCCTTCATCCGGTTGGCTTCGTTCTTTGAGAACACCCGCAAATGGCCTGAGCTTGCCGAACTGGTCAAAGACATTCGGCGCACCAACGGCCAAGAAGCCATCGTGCTGACCAACGGCGGCTCGGTCGAATTCGTCGCCCGGTCGAAAGGCTCGGGTCGTGGTTTCACCGTCGATGTTCTGGTGTGCGATGAGGCCCAAGAACTTTCCGACGACGCGTTGGAAGCTTTGATGCCCACGACTTCGGCGGCGCCACTCGGTAATCCGCAATGGATTTTCACCGGCACCCCGCCCGGGCCGACCGCGACCGGGGAAGTATTTACCCGTATCCGCGACGACGCCCTGTCGGGGAAATCGTCACGGTTGGCGTGGCATGAGTGGTCGTGTACCGGGTCAGCCGATTTGGACGACCCGCTGTCTGCCTCGTCGGCGAACCCGGCTTTGGGTGGTCGGTTGCAGTGGGATGTGGTCCAGGGCGAACGCTCACGCTTCTCCGATGAAGGTTTCGCCCGAGAACGGTTGGGCATGTGGGATTCGGCTGGCTCACAGCGGGTGATTTCTGCGGACTCGTGGAAAGTTGTTGCCGACGCAAACTTGAAGGACCGCGGCGACGACGTGGCCATTGCGTTTGATGTGTCCCCGGACCGGTCGACGGCCACGATTGCGTCGGCCGCCTGGACCACCGAAGGGTTGCCTTATGTGGATGTGGTGGAGTCGCGCCGCGGGGAACCGGATTGGGGTGTCCAACGGTTCGTTGACATGTGCGAACGCCATGAAGTTCGGGCAGTCGTTGTGGATGGGGCCTCGGCGGCATTTTCTCTGGCCGATCCTTTACGTCAGCGGGGATTAACGGTCACTGTTACTAGTGCTCGCCAGATGGCTGCGGCGTTCGGAAACTTTTACGACACCGTCATGGATGGCGGGATGCGTCATTTAGATCAGCCGCTGCTCAATTCTGCGTTGGCGGCGGCCCGTAAACGTAAGATCGGCGACTCGGGATTCGGGTGGTCGCGTAAGGATTCGGAGTCCGATATCACCCCGGTGACGGCGGCGACGTTGGCGTTATGGGGCTTGACTTCCGGTGAGGTTGCCGACAAGCCGAAAGTTAGGACAGGTAAAGCGTGTTTCATCTAGAGGAGGAGGGTTGCGGTGCTTGATGAGCAGCAGATTCGCGCCCTCGTTTCGGATATGTGGTTGTTGCGGCAGCGTGAAATTGCTGTCTTAGACAACATTTACGACTACATGCAGGGCCGCCGCGGTTTCCCGAACACTCCCGATAGTTGTGAAAAGGAAATTGAGAACCTTGCACGGCTGTCGATGAAAAATGTGTTGCCGCTCGTGCGGGATGCGTTTGTGCAGAACTTGTGTGTTGTCGGGTATCGCTCTGCGTTGGCGAAGGAGAATGCTCCAGCTTGGAGGATGTGGCAGTCGAACCGGATGGATGCCCGCCAGGTTGAGGTGTACCGGCCGGCGATCACCTATGGGGCTTCGTATGTTGTGGTGACCCGCGATGAGGATTCTGATGAGCGGGATGTTCGGTGGCGGCCACGCTCTCCCCGGCAACTGTTGGCCGTGTATGAAGATCCTCAAATGGATGAGTGGCCGCAGTACGCCTTTGAGATGTGGGTCGATAACTGCGATGCGAAAGCTCGCCGTAAAGCTCTCATTTACGACGACGAGTATTTGTATCCAATGGATTTGGGTGAGGTTCCTGCTTCGGCGGTGTCGATTGACCCGAACAGCATTGATTTTGCCCGCACGTTGGGGTCGATGTCGTTGGGGGAGCCCATTGCTCACGGCGCATCGGTGTGTCCGGTGGTCAGGTTTGTGAATGCCCGGGATGCCGACGACACGATCGTGGGGGAGATTGAGCCCCTGCTGGTGTTGCAGCGGGCACTAAATTCAGTCAATTTTGATTCGATGATCGTGTCCAGGTTTGGCGCTTTCCCGCAAAAGGTGATTACCGGCTGGTCTGGGACTTCCTCAGAGGTGTTAGCAGCCTCGGCGCGGAGGGTGTGGGCGTTCGAGGACCCGGATGTGAAAACGTCGTCGTATCCGGCCGCCGACCTCGGTCAGTACGACGCGAAACTGACCGAAATGTTGGAGTTCATTGCCACGGTAGCCCAGGTGTCGCCGGCCAAACTAAATCCGAAACTGTCACATGTGTCGGCCGATGCCCTGGCTGCGGCCGAGGCGAATGAGCAGCGTAAGACCGAGTCGAAGCGCGACACGTTCGGCGAGTCGTGGGAGCAGTGTTTCCGGCTTGCCGCCGAAATCAGTGGAGATTCGTCTACCGCTGGTGATGAATCGTCTGAAGTGATTTGGCGGGACACAGAGGCCCGGTCTTTTGCCGCGGTCGTGGATGGTATCCAAAAGTTGGCAGCCTCCGGTATCCCCATTGAAGAGCTGGTCGACATGATTCCTGGTGCTACACAGCAGAAAATTCAGTCCATCAAGGAATCCTTGCACCGCAGCCAAGCCAACGGGTTAGTCCGGCCTTTGCAGGCACCTAATCTTGGGACGATGCCGAATCCGCCTACTGAGGTTGGCAAGCCGATGATTGACAATGCGGTCACCAAGTGAAGTCGTCGACTTTCACCGTCTGATCGCTAACTAAATGCGCTGCCCCTAAAAAGCTTTCCCCCTGTTGGGGATAGACGCCCCGCCCAAGCGGTCAATTGGGCTGAACCACTAACCCCGAAAGGGTGATTTCCGCATGAGCGAGATTGACGAAAACACTGCCGCTACCAATGAGGACGGCAGCGATTTCCAACCCATCACATCCCAAGAGGCGCTGGACAAAATCATTGGGCAGCGCATCGACGGTGTGAAGAAGAAATACGCGGGATTCGACGAACTGAAAGCGAAAGCCATCAAGTTCGACGAGTTCCAGGAAGCGTCCAAGTCAGAGCTGGAAAGGGTGTCCGAGAGGGCGCAGCAGCTTGAGGCTGAACTCGCTTCGGAACGTGAACGCGCCGGTAAAGCCTCTGTGGCCGCGGCGAAGGGCGTTCCAGTCTCGGCGTTGTCCGGTTCAACTCCCGAAGAATGGGAGCAGGCGGCCGACGCGCTGCTGGAATGGCGTGCTGCACAGGTGCAGGACAAACCCGCCAAACCTGTACGAGGTTTGAAGTCCGGTGCAACAAGTGCCGACCAAACACTCGACCCCAAAGAACGTGCGGCTGCGGCAATCCGCGCCATGCGGTCCCAAATATAAAAACCCCCAAAGAGTCGAAACACTCTGCGGGCTATCCGAAAGGAAATAGAACGAAATGGTTGATATCAACCGGTCAGATGTCTCGACCCTCATCGAGGACGCGTATTCGCAAGTCCTCCTGCAAGCGGCCGCGGCGGGCTCTCAGGCCCTCCAGGCTTTCCCGACGGTGAACTTGGGTACGAAGACCACCAACATGCCGATGCTGGCAGCCCTGCCCCAGGCCGGGTGGGTCACCGAACAGGCCGAGGATTCCTCGGGCACCAAGCCCACCAGTGAGGTCCGCTGGAAGAACACCACGATGGTCGTTGAAGAGATCGCCGTCATCGTGCCTGTACATGAGGACGTTCTCGCTGACGCCACCACCGACGTGTTGTCGGAGGTTTCCGCACTGGCCGGTCAGGCCATCGGCCAGAAGCTCGATCAGGCCATCATCTGGGGTGTCGGTAAGCCGGCATCGTGGACTAGTGCTGCGCTGTACTCGGCGGCTTCGACTGCTTCGCAGACTCAGGCCATCACCTCCGGTGCTGCCAACACGGCGGACATCGTGGGTGCGGTGAACACCTCGGCGAAGACCCTCGCCGGGTTGGGCTTGTTGCCCGACACCCTGCTGGCGAACTTGACGTTCCGCTACGAAATCGCCAACATCCGCGATTCCACCGGTCAGCCGATCTTCCGTGATGAGTCGTTCGCCGGCTACAACACCTCGTTCAGCCAGAACGGAACGTGGGACAACTCGCGGGCCAAGTGCCTCATCGTGGATTCCTCCCGCGTGAGGGTGGGCATCCGCCAGGACATCACCGTAAAGTTCTTGGATCAGGCCACCGTCGGTGGAATCAACCTGGCCGAAAAAGATATGGTGGCCCTGCGCTTCAAGGCCCGCTACGGGTACGTGTTGTCGACCGGTGCTACCGCGTACAGCTCGGCGCCGGTTCCGGTCGCCGCGGTCATCAACGCTGGCTCCTAACAATGGCGTATGCAACTTCGTCTGATGTGTTGGCCGCCGTCGGGCGGTCACTCACAACAGCGGAATTGGGGTCTGTCAACAATCAACTTGACCAGGCCACCGATCTCGTCGCCGCCTACTTGGGCACAGAACCGAACCCGGTTCCTGATGCTGTAAAACGGGTGGTTGCGACGATGGTTGCTGCCGTGTTTGACAAGCCTTCTATCACCATCGCTGACTATGACGCCAGCGGCTACTCCACTGCGCGGGAAGCCGCTGGCGTTCATGTCGGCATGGAATCTGCTACGACCTCGGGGCCGTGGTTGACGAATGCGTTGAAGGAACGGTTAAAGCCGTACCGGATTGCTGTTCGGTCGGTGGCTGTGACATCCGAATTCGGTTCTTGAGAATGCCTGAGCTACGCTTTGAGGAGCGCAACGAGGGCTTCTACGAGTTGCGCCAGTTGCCGGAGTTGCGGTCGTTTGTTCTGCGTGTGGCACAGGATGTCGCCGCGGGCGCTAATGAGGCCCTCGGTGACGTTGACGGCTACCCGGCCAACACTGAGCATTTCCGCGTGTCGTCACAGCAGGGCCGCAAGAACCCGCAAGGTCGTTGGCGTGCCAACGTGGTCGCGGTGACGGCGGCGGCTCAACGCTACGAAGCGCAGCACCAACTTTTGTTGAGGCTTCTTGGCGGTGCTAAATGACGTGGCCGACGCCGCAGCCCGCGTTGAAAACGGCGCTGGCGATCCTGCGGGATGCGTTCGGTAATGTGCCGGTGTCGGCGAAAATGCCGAAACAACGGCCGCTGCGGTTTGTCCGGGTGGACGTGATCGGCGGCAGCCGTGTCGACGTTGTGACCACCAGCGCCCGGGTGCTCATTGAGTTGTTCGGCGCGGACCCGGAAACATGCGAGTCGATGTATTCCACAGCGTCGGCGGCGATGCTCAACGCCCAATCGACGGTGGTCTCAGGTGCTTTTGTGCGTTCCTGGGACGACGAGCAGGGGCCGGTGGCCCGTGCGCACCCCGATGTGATCGACATGGATCGGTGGCAATTCCACGGGGACCTTACCCTGTCGACCACGACAGCGGTCGTCACGGCCGGCTCATAACTGAATAACTAACCCTTAATTAGGCCCGTCCAACGCCTGAAAGGGGCAAACTGTCATGCCAGATTCATCCATCATCTGGGCGCCTACCCGCCCGGATTCCGGTGGTGTGTTCTTTCGTGCACCGCTGGGAACGACCCTCCCCACCAACGCCACCGCACCGCTCAACGCACTGTTTGTCGACCACGGCTGGCTCGGCGAAGAGGGCGTCACAAAGTCCACAAATCGTGACATCAAGAAGCACTACGCGTTCGGCAGTGACCTGGTTAAGACCACGCAGGGCCAGTACGCCGACAGCCTCCAACTGTCGCTGCTCGAAAGCGATCCCGACGTCCTTGAGACGGTGTTCGGTCCGGGGATCACATTGGGAACCGATGGCGCCGGCAACCGCACCATAAAGGTGGAGCACCGCTCCAAGCAGCTCCCGCGTTCGGCATTTGTCGTTCACACCGTGGACGGCACCAAGACCCGCCGCCTGGTCATCCAGGAAGGCGCTGTCGTCGATGTCGGTGACATCACCTACGTCCACAACGATCTGCTCAAGTACACGATCACCGTGGACTGCTACAAGCCCGCCACCGGCAACAGCGAAGCGGTCATCGAGTACATCCACGACGCCGGCCACGCGGCAGGTTCGTAACCAGTCCCCCGACTGGGTGGTGACTTTGGGACGGGCCTGCCACCCAGTCGGGCTTCAAACGTTAAGGCCCGTCCGCAGCAAATCCAGGAAAGGCTCGTCCTATGAGTAAACCCATCCTCGGCGCGAACAACCGCGCCACGAAGATCGACATTGTGTTGCCGGTCGACGCGAACGGCGACTATGCGTTCGACGAGAACGGCGACCCCGTGAAGGGCCGCACTCCAGTGTCGTTCACCATTCCCCGCTGGGACTGCATGACCCGCGACCAGGTTAAAGCCTTGAACAAAGCGGTGGCGGAAATCAATGAGTTGATTGGGGACGACGGGGAACCGTTGGACCGCCAGGACCGTGATCTTGAGTTGGTTTTGGCGATGGTTCGCCCGTTCATCTCCGAAGAGGATTTGGCGGTGGTGAAGGGTTTGCGACTGTTTGAGTTGGAGCAGATCGCCGAACGAATCAAAGAGGGTTCCACCATAACAGTGGGGGAATTGCTGGCCTCGACCAGCTCTTAGATGAGTTCGGCGGGGCCGTCAACTACGACCTGATGACCAAAGCCGGCATGCGGCTCGATGACATCGGGCCGGGATTCACCTGGCCGGATTTGCGTGACTTCATAGCCTTTCTGCCGCTGGATTCGGCGCTGTTTCGGGCGCGAAACCCGAAATCGTGGTGGTGGACACCGGAACACGACTTCCTCGGGGCGATTGTGACATCGCTGCAATGGGCGAACTGGCAGCGCGGCGGCGGCAAAGGCGATAAGCCGCGGCCGATCAAGCGGCCCCAAGAAAAGCTGCGCTCCAGGGTAAAGCTTGACCCGCAATCCGCCGACGAACTCGCGGCCAAGCGTGAACGACTGAAACGGCAACTTGATCAAGGAGGTACCTGATGGCGATTGAGCTAGGCACCGCCTACGTTTCCGTTGTCGGCGACACCAAGCGACTCGCCAAGGACGTTAAGGACGCACTCAAAGGTGCCGGTGGTAAGGGCCTTGAGGCTCCAATCGTCCCAACTGTCGACAAGAAAGCCGCGGAGAAAGCCGGTAAGGAAACCGGCGAAGCGGTCTCCAAGGCGACAGAGGAAGCCGTCCGCAAGAGTGACATCGGCAATACCGTTGCCTCTGAGATCGCCAAATCGGCCAAGGGCGCAAACGCGGGCAAAGAGGCCGCCAAGATCATTGTCGACGGCATCGCAGATGGTGTGAAGCAGGAGATGCCGCGCGGCGGCATCGGTGGGGTGATCGTCGACGGTATCGCCGAAGGCGTGAAACAGGGCATTGACGGTGAAGGCATCGGCGGGTCCATCGTCGACACCATCGGCGGCGGTATCAAATCGGGGAACCTGGGCGGGGCGATCAAAGACGCTGTGTTGCCGGGGATCAGGGGCATCGGAGATGAGCTTCGTTCCAGTGCGGAATCCTGGGCTGGAGGCATCGCCAATTCGCTGCGCTCCGGTGATATTGAAGGAGCCACTAAAGAAATCGGCGATACGGTACAGAACACCACCGATCTGATCGCAGATATCGGAAAAACATTCGGTCTGCAGCTTGATGGTGTCCGTAACTTTGGCACCGATGCCTCCACCATCCTCTCTAAGTTCGGCACTGATGTTGACGGAGCAATCAACACCGCTTCTGGCATCAAAGACCAGTTCGACACAATCGGAACCCTTCTGGAAACAGTTCTTCCAGGCAAAGCTGGCACAGGCGCTGCAAAAATTGCAAGTGCGCTGGGCCTCATCGCAGTCCCGGCGTGGCTGACCTACATCACAACAAAGAGTGCCAACGAGATTGCTAATGAAATCCAAGGCACCGACTATTCGATCCGCGAAACACTGCAACAGGGCGCGACGGCTCCAGTTCGTATCTCAGGTGACATATTTGGCACACCCGTTCCCGATTGGGCCAATCCTTACGTCGCTAATCGTTTTCCCACGATCTTTGGTGATCAAGGCCCGACCGGAGAAGCGCAAAGGCAACGACGCGGTCTGGGACCGATGGACCCAACCGGCGGGCTACTCGGCGGAACAATCCCCGGTACCGCAGGTCGCGGCTATTTCAACTCTACGGCTGCATCGCGTTACCTTGACGACCAGGCTCTACTAAACAACGTTCCCGTCGGCCAATACACTCAGCAGGGAAGCGCGGATCTTACACAGGGGCTCGCTGACTGTTCCAGCTCCATTGAAGACTTGATCAACATTATCGACGGCCAATCAACAGCCGGCCGTTCTCTGACAACTATGAACGCTCCACAGTTGTTGCCAGCACGAGGGTTTATGCCCGGCTCTATGCCCGGCGCTTTCAACATTGGATTTAACGCCGACCACATGCAGGCCACCCTTCCGGGCGGCACCCCATTTAATTGGGGAAGTGACGCCGCTGCTGCACGTCGGGGAATCGGCGGCACTGGCGCTTTTGACCCTGCTTTCACACAGCATTTTTATCGGTACGGTTCGGGTGGCGGTGTTCGCGGCGCCGGTTCTGGCACTTCGGATTCCATTCCGGCGATGCTGTCTAACGGTGAACACGTTTTGTCATCAGGTGATGTTCAGAAGATGGGCGGGCAGGGCGCCGTCTACAACTTTCGTAGCGCACTGCATCGTGCTTCTGGCGGGTCTGTGTCGTTAGAAGATATGCGGACTGCTGGCGCGATGCCGGCCGCCGCCGGGAACATGGGTAAGGCGGGTGATTCCACCCTGGCTAAGGGCATTGATATTGGCGGCGAAGTTATCAACGGCATCATCGACCAGGCCGCGTCGGCAGTATCGTCGGCGGCCAGCGCCGCAGCAATGGGCGCTTCAATGGGTGCTGGTGGTCCCGAGGGTGGGATGGCTGCCAGCGCGGCAACACAGTTCGCAATTGGTATGGGAACCAACGCCGCCAAACGCGGTGTCACCTACGGATTCGACATGTTGGGTATCGGCGCTGATTCTTTACTCCAACAGTTGACCCCGTTCGGTATGCCGCGCTGGTTGTCCACCGATCCTGGCGCGTTCGTGCCGAACGGGGCCATCACTGGCGCGTTGAAGGGTTTGATGTCCAATGGTGCGAATCAGGCTGCGGGGGTTGAACCGAACGCGATGGGTGATGGCACAGGCCTACTAGGTGCTGGACCCGGACCTGTTGATCCAGCCGCCCCCGGCGCTGACCCGTTTGCACCCGGTGCGACACCGTCAGCGATGGGTCCTGCGGAGTTGGTTCCCCCAGATTTGTTTCAGAACAGTGCCAACAACTTCCTGTCGACGGAGCTGGCGCAGGTTGATGCCCCCCCTGCACCAAATGCGCAGCCGGTCTACAAAATTGACAACATTTATACGCAGGACGTCGACAGCTTGGGCCGTGAGTTGAACAAGCAGGGACGTTTGGCGCAGATGCAGTACACGAACAGGCCGGGACCGTAACGTGGCTGATCCTCGTATCGTCGCTATCCGTATCCGCCGCGGCAACGCCGTATTTCATGTCCACGGCCAGGACGCTGGCTTGGAGGGTGTGTGGTTGGCGGCTGGCCAAGTGCAAGGCATCTACGAAGCACCCATCAAGTCGACGTGGAAGACCGGAGCTTTCCAAGTCGGTTCGACGCAGAAGGCAGTGAAGCGGCTGCAACGCGACATGGAACTCGGCTTCCATGTGGTCGACACCTTTGATGCTTTCGAGTTCAACGAATCGTTGTTCCGCCAAATCTTCTTTTATGAAGACGACCAGTGGTCGGAGACACCGAAGAAAACCACCATCGAGGTGGTGACCGAAATGTCGGGCACCCGCAAGCTTGATGTGTTGATGTATGAGCAGCCAGATTTCAACTCAACTATCGACCCGATTGCGCAGCAGTACGGCAACCTGATTATGAAGCTGCGGGCCGGTGAACCGATGTGGTACGAGGACAACGTCGTTTCACAGTTCACATCCGGTGCAACATCGGCATCCGGCACTGTGATCGTGTCAAATCCTACCGACCAGGTGATGTACCACAAATGGGTGTTGACACCCGGTATATGGACTTTGCCTGATTTTCAGTGGGTTGGCGACCCCGGGGAACGCATTCCCGGTGGGGCGCAGGGTTCCCGCTACATCAACGACATCACCATCACGTCCGCTAATGGTGGCGCGGTCATCGACCTGGACCGCGCAGAGTTGATGTACCGGGACTTGAACAACACCAACATTTTGGGGCAGCAGGGCGCCAACAAGATTTTTACGTTTCCCATTCCGCCGTATACCCCGGAGTTTGCACTTCCGGTGTCCTATAAGGGGCAGGTCGGTGGGGCGACGGTGCAGTTGCTGCAGCCGCGGCGTTGGTCACGGCCATACGGCCTCGAGGCGGTCACCGTGTTGAACACCGGTTCGCCGAAAGATTACACGTTGCGGTTCTCCTTTCCGGGATCGTTCTCCTACCAGATCCCGACGTGGGCGGAACGCCTGGACATCATCGCGGTCGGTGGTGGTGGTGGCGGCGAATCGGGTGGGGTGTTGGTGACCGGGTCGGGTGGCTCCGCGTCGTCCTGGGCGTACAGAACTATTATTCGTGGCGTCGACATTCCGTATGCGACCCGCTACCTGGCCGGGGTGATCGGTACCGGTGGTGCCGGTGGCCGCGGATTGTCGACGTTCGCCGGCCAAAACTTTGTCGCTGATGGTTTCGGCGGGGAAAACGGTCAACCCGGTCAAGCCTCCTATGTCGTTGGTTCCGGTTTGACGACGTTGACTTCGGCCGGTGGCGCCGCCGGTATCGGCCAGCCCACCGTTCAAGGTGCTGCACTGGCCGACTTGTTGTTCAACGGCAAAAACTATCCGGGTGCACAAATTGAAAATGTGCCCGGTAATGACGGTAATCATCCTGGTGGTGGCGGTGCGGGCGGCTGGCCTGGTATCGGCAAGGGCGGTGCTGGCGGTGACGGACAAATCTGGATTCGGGCCTACGGCTGGGCCGGTTCGTGAGTGGTACAGGCTTTTATGTTCCGTCTGACCGGTTCCCGGTCACGTTGCCATTCATGTTCGGCGAAACCGCTGGCGACGTGTTGTGCGACAGCGTTTGGGATGCCGTCCAAACACAAAAGCTGGTGGAGGAACGTATCCGCCGCGAGCAGCCCGTAGGCCGTATTTGGGACGCTGAATGGAATTGTCAGCACGTCATGGGCTCGGAGTATTCAGCCAAGTTTTCGTGGATCTCCAACGACACCGGCCCCGGCCAAACAGAGTTCCCGATGGAATCGCCGATAGCGAAGTGGATTTACGACTACCAGGGCCGCCTAGACCGCGGTGAAGGTAGAACGGTCGGGATCACCATTGATTATTGCGGCGCCCGCTGGTCCGGGATTTTGGACAAGTTCGCGGTGGAGCAGCGCGAAGACGGCGACCGCGTCCTGGTCGTGGATTGGGTCCACGACTACGAAAAAGCAGCCAAGTGGTACTACGTGGTCCCCAACCCATTCCTGCCGGATGCGTTCCAATTTCCTCGCGCATGGCTGCTTGCCGGACCTAGCACCTGGGTGCTGCGCGTCACCCTGTTCCTGGCGATTTGGCGGGAACACAACCCGTTCCTGACCTGGCCCGACGACCCCATGGATTTGAACAACTGGCTCACCATGGGCTTAGACATGTCCGACTGGCACACCGTCGTCAAACCCGAATCGTTCCTCGATGCGATGGCCTCCGGTGTGGTGTGGAGTGTCGTCACCTCAAGGTGGCAGTCGTTCCACGACATGGCCCACTACATGTTGGAAGATAGCGAACTGTCGATGGTGTGCCGGCGGTACCTTCCCGGCGACGAACCGCCGTGGGAAGGCGCAGACTTACGGTACGGAACCCTGGTTGTTGATTTTGTCGACAAGTCGGGTATTCAAATTGGCACATCCAACGGCGGGAACGTGTTCGACGGGCTGGCCCGAACGATCAATGAGTTCGCCGACGACTTCTTGGACTCGACGAACGAACTGATTTCCGACGCTGTGACCCCCAGCGAATACTTTACCGTCAACAAGCGGTACACCGACAAAACGAAACCGTACGTCCTTTTTTATGAGGGCGAAACGTCCCCGGTTCAAACATCGTCGTGGGTGTACAGCCCCACAAAGGGTGTCCAGGTGTCGGTGGGCGGCCACTCAGCCCCAGGCGTCAACGAGACGATCTCGGCGACCATACAAGCGATTGGCGATATCCTCGGCAACCTTGTGCAGATCGGTTCTTTGGGTGGAACCATTGACACTCTTTTGGCGCCAATCTATGAAGACACAATTTTGGCGTGGCAGTCCTATAAGAGCAATGAACGTGCCAACAACACCGGCTGGGACAGGCTGTTCTCCTACTTCCAAGACGGCGCCGGTAAGGCGTACACCATCTCGTCGCTACTCGTGCTTAGAGCCGGTCTCTGGGCAACAAAAACTGTGGTTAGTTGGAAAGTTTCTGTCGCTGACGGCCGCCCCTATCTGGTCGGAGATCAAGGCAAAGGGCATTTCTTCCTCGACGACCGCGTCGGCTTGGTCCTGACCGCCGACAACAAAATCCATATGGACCGTTGCCGCCGCCTCGACCTTGCATGGGGACCGGACAGCCCACCCGAATGGACCATCAACATTGGTGACGAACGCATCTGGCAAGACCCCGCCCAACGCGCCCTCGGCCGCATCGAACGACTCATCGCAGGACTACACGATCTAGGAGTGTGGTGATGACCGCCCCGTCCGCCCTTCCCTCCGACTTCACATCCTTCCCGCACGGATTCCCCACCAAAGAAAACTGCGACGACAACAACCCGTACCAAGCTTTCCTGTGGATGTTGGTGGCCATGCCCTACATGAAAGGGGCGCAGCTTGTCCTGCCGGTCGACTATCTGCAATTTGTGTCGAAACGATTGTGGGACTGCGGTGTCCGGCCTGTGGAGGAACCGACGATCAAGTACCAGAAGCCAGCGGCCACGGACCCGAACTGGTTGACATCCCCGGGCTCGTGGGTAGATGTCGATACCCCGGACCGTGACCCTGTCCGTCCCGTGGAAGCGGTGGTGGATTCGTTGTTAAATCAGCAACAGGCTGAGTTGATGAAAGAACTGTGGTCGCGCATGACCCCGAAGCAGCGTCAGCAGTTGACGGATTCC